TAAGGTTCCATCAATTTCAGTATTACCAGTAGCAGCTGTGACTCTCAAATTATTATTAATATCAAAATCATTAGTTACATCCAATGTTCCTACTACATTAGTATTACCAGTAACACTTAAGGATCCATCAATTTCGGTATTACCAGTAGCAGCTGTGACTCTCAAATTATTATTAATATCAAAATCACCAGTTACATCTAATGTTCCACCAATATTAGAATTACCTGTTACACTTAATGAAGCCAAATGTGTTGATCCCGAAACACTCAGTGTATTATTAATTATTGTGTTTCCATCAATTGTAGCAGTGTCGTCTGCTTGAAATAAACCATCAACTTCTAGTTTTTCAACTTTAGTTGTATGCACTTCATTCACTTCATCTACAGTCAGATGTCCATGTATAGTTAAAGGTCCATCGATATATGAATGACCTCCTCCTCCTACACCGGCACCTACACTTAGTACTCCATCAATTTTAGTATAACCTTTTATATTAGTAGTAGCTCCTGATGTAGCGATATTAACATCTCCCGATGTAGTAGCTAATGATGTATTTCCTGTAGAATCAAAAGTTGTAACACTTGTATCTCCTGAAACATCAAGTTTACTTCCAATATTTACATCTCCAGATATAGTTGTATCTTTATTTACATTCAAATCCAAATTATCGATATTAAACTGAGAATAATTCTTCAAATACTGTAGGTCATTAGGAAGTGTAAATAAAATCTCCGCAGCTCTACCTACCATACTTACACGATTGCGTTGATATTTATTATGATAAAAATCAGAAGCAGATACCCCTGCTACATTATCGAAAGGAGGATATACATTATCCCATTCTGAATATCCAATGACTCTTTTTGTTCCTGTAGATTGATGAACGTTCTCAATCAAATATGTATTATTTATATAACTATCATAAAGATCGTTAAAACTTTTATCGTATCCATATGTTTCATTAGGAGCAGATGAATTAGGAGGAAAATAAAGCAATACATTATCGTGAACAAGCGATGACCTTTCAGCTACGGTATCTCCTAATTTAAGGGTAGCTCCAATACGTATGCTGAACAGATCATCCGAATATTTTTCATTATCAGCGTTAGTATCCACATCTACATTAGCTTCGCCACCATTTCTCATACTTACAGGTAATCCAACTTTATCATTTCTAAGATGAACTAAAGGATAATTTTTAGATTCCGATGCATCATTTTTGCTAAACAATTCATCCTGTATTTTATTATAATAGTATCTACTAAAACTAGATACATATGTGGGCATTGTGGATATATTAATATTAGTTACTTCATCTATATTAGATGCTGATGTACGAATACCATAATCAGTCTTTACTATATTAATTTTGTTATTAAATTCACCAAATTCTGTACCTATAACTCCTAAAACCTGAAGTAATGAATCTCCTCCCAAGGCGCTACTGTCAATTGTGGCTAAACTAGATGTTGGGGTAGCAGCTGGTAATTCTACATCTATTAATTTACCACCTTTCATTACACAATTTGAAAACTCTGAGTCGGAAATTGTTTGATTTTTAAGATTTAAATCTCTAGAACCAATTAGAGATATAATATCAATATTAGGATCTTCGGAAGCAGCATCCCCAAAAACACTCTCTATTACCTTTGTTATATTAAGGTTATTTGAAGTTGTCACAGCAATTTCACTACATTCTATTCTATTAACAACTAATGTTCCATCAATTGTTAAATCATCTTGTAAAAATCCTTCCTCGAATAAATCCTTAATAGAATCTAAAAATGTTTCTAGTTCCTTAGCTAATGGTAATCCCACTTGATTTGCACTATTATCAGATGCTACACCTAACATATAATCTTTAGATATATCTTCCAACTTATCATACTTTTTTTTTAGTTCTTCATTAAACTTACCTGATAACTTACTGTTTAACATTTTTCGTAAATCTAATTGACCTTTGCCACTAGAATTATTAACTACAGACATAATAATTAATAACTCTAAATATATCTTTAAGTTAAATTAGAATTCAATATTTCCAAATTTAGGATTAATATGTTCAAATTTATCTATTACTTCGGTAATTTCAAGTGAAAAAGAATGTTCAGCACCATTGAAATCAAATAAAAATCCATCGTTAGTTATAAATGCTATTTCAATCTCTGACAAATTATTATATAAATTGTTTGTAAATATCTTCGAAGCTGAAGTATAAGTATTGAATAATGTTTTGTTAGATTCTCCAGGTAATAAAATCTTAGCGAATGCACCCTGTAAACTATTATTTTGTATTAATTCAATATTATCAAATACAGGTATTACAAGATAAACATAGTTATTAGGATTAAGATTATATGGATTTTCAATTTTTTTCCTGGAAAGAGTTCCTCCTTGTCCATATTTAGTTAATGAATTCATAGTATCATTATCTAGTCTGGATAGATTGTTTTCAAGTAAATTAAGATATACCTCATAACTTAAAGTATCACTTCTACCAGATTGATTAATTGAATTAGTTTTTTCTACATCTTTAATTTTAGTAAAAATTAGAGGACTTTTATATGTATCTAATTCTATGAAAATAAAAAACTTATTATTAAGGTTTTGAATTCTTGCGATTCTAGCTGGAATATCATTATTAATAGAATTATTTATAAATTCCGCGTCGTATCTTTCTTCGCATATTCCTCCATAACCTTGGTATAAACCTTTTACTATAAAATAATCAAAATTCTTGTTTCTTTTTCCAGGTATATGTTTCCAAGAATATTTATTATCTCCAATCTGAGATGTTATTGCTGTCACGAATTCTCCTTCAAACTCAGTAAAATCTTGAATTAAAGAATTTTTTCCATAATCACTCAATAAATTTTTAATATATGTTCCATATTGGTTGTTTTCAATTGGAGATATGAAAAGAGGGTCATTGTATTTATCACTTATGTTGTTTTTAGCATCTATATCTAGACATAAAAATGGAACTCTCAATCCTTTCATACTATGTATAAACATATTGGTTGTCGAGTATATATTCTTATTTGTAGATAATGTATCATTACTGTCATAGTTATTTATTATGTATTTTTCCTTACCTTGACTGCTTATTATAGGACTATCATTATTATATGCTGAATTAAAATAAATTTTGGTATACCATTCTCCTTTATGGGTAAAAGATTTAGTAGATTTATTATCATATGGCAAGTTATCTATTTGATATCCATTATCTGATCCTAGTAAAGTATTTCTAAGTAATACAATCTGTGTATCTTTTGGATAAAAAATTGGTATCGAACTATCTACATTATTTATTAAGGTAACACATATTCTATCATTAGATATAGGTGTTATATCTATAGATTTTAAAAAAGCAGATGTAGGCACTTTGTCATAATTGTTATTTATTGAATATGGTGGATTTGTTCCCTTATGTTCGATATGTCTTTTATTTCCATAGTCAAAAATAAAGCTCTGTTTATTATTATCAAAATAATTATTTTCAATAAGATATTTGATATTCGCCGATTTAATCTCGATTTTATAAAAACTTACATTTTCGTAGTCTTTTAAATAACTATTTTCAGATTTATTAACTATGGTATTATATTCATTGTCGTCGCATTTTTTCAATTCATTTGTGCTATATAAGACTTGATTATAAATATAATATTTACTATATTGAGAACTATACAATTGCAGTTCCTCATTATGATTTCTATGAGTGTTAATGATCTTATTTTTGAATGTGAATTTAATAACCTTTTCTAAAAATACAAATTCTTTAATCTCACTTTCAAATTCATCATTTAATGTTCTAATACTAAATTTATTGTTAGCTTCATATACTACTGCATCTTCTATAATACATAATTCGGTATTATATGGAACATTAAATGGTTCAGAACCTTCATTGCTTTGAGAATATCCAGATAAAATAAAAATATTATCTTTTAATAATTCTATATGTAACAACTCGCCGTCATTGCCTTCTAATTCTGATATATATGAACCATTTGGATTTTTTTTGAAAGTAGTTATATCATACTTAGCAATTAGATATCCTTTCGATTCATCACTCAAATCTTCTTCTAAAGGTATTAAGTTTCCTATCTCTTCTACGAATACAACTTCTTTATAAACATCGACCCCTTTGTTATAATTTATATAATTATTACCTACTACATCGTATCTACTAGTTTTATGTTTGCCAAAAGTTGTGTAACTACCTAATAAATTAAGGTTTTTATCATAATCTATATCCATTAAAGCCCAATTCTTTGTTAACTGTGAATATTCATCATTAAAGCTATATCCAATATTTTTAAAATTTAATTGTGGTAATAATCTTCCAGTTTTTATTTTAATTGGATCATTACTGTATCCTATATTATTAAATGATCTTTCATCTTTATTATCCGAAGTTGATTTGCCCAAAAAATTATTATAATTAGGTCCATCTTCATATAAATATTCTTTTCTGGAGTTATTTATTAGGATGATATCAGTATTTGGTTCAAATGTGTATTCAGGATGAATACCATTTACAATTTTTGATTTTACATATTTATTTTTATAGTAAAAATCATCTTTGGAGTAGTTTTTGATAATATTACTATGTTGATTAACCTCGTGTCTATTATTAACTCTTGTATTTGTATTAATATGATCCTCTATGATTATATTTTTATCATTCAAGTTTTTATATGTAACTGTATCTAATATTGGTTCATAATTAATTGTAGCCTTATTCTTCAATTCGTCTTGAAAATATAAATCTAGAGATCCATCTACAAATAATTTTTCATCATAACTAATTTTATCACTCAATTTGGATTGTCTCGATTTCATTGTGTTAGTAGATTTTTTATAAAAAACTGGTCTTTCTGTATGTGTAGCACAAGCAATTCTTCCAGAATAACTAAAATTTAATAATGTTTTATCAAGTTTATCTTTAATAATAGTAATACATCCTAATAGATTTTCTTGCAATACATCTATATACTGATAAGTATTTTTTGTAGTTAAACTTGTATTAAATATATCAAACGTATGAGTATTCTGCGAACCTCCATATGTACTTTGATTTAAAAATAAGTTTAAATTATCATTATCATAAAATTTTATTTCACCCGCACTGCCTAATATTCCTCTTGTTCCATAGATATTTTTCTTATTGGAAGCAGTCACCTGATTAAGGGTAACTCTATAATAATTGGAGTTACTGTCATAACTATTATCAATTGTATCCAATACATATTTTTCGCTAACATTTCCATTTGCTGCTTTATACTTGACCTTATATTTATTACCGGACGATAATCTACCTGGAGATATAAGTGGATATTCGTCTGTATATTCTTTATTAGCTGTTCCATCGAATACATAATGAACGTCGTCTTTATTTAGGTAATCAAAAATTTTACCAATACCTTCTTTAGTTGTTACATCTGGATCCAAAAGAACATACACATAATACTCTGAAGTGATATCATCTGGTCTGTTCTCTTTTGAAAAAGTCTTAGAATTTAATCTATAAGACTGAGAATCTTCGTCTATAGACTCTATAGATGTATTTAATACATATCCTATAAAATTGGTATTATATTTATAGACTGTATTTGTTAGCTTGATATTATTAAGACTCTCATTGTCTCCTAGTAAATTATAAGATTTTATGGTCTTGATATCTTCATCTAAACTATTAATATCTCCATTAGCTATTATAGTTGTTGGTTCTATAACTTCTTCAACTGTATAAATACCCATACCTGGTAAAAAGTTGCGTGAAGAATAGGTATCATTGTTTAAACTTTGTCTAACTCTCGAATATCGCTTCAATATTTCACTTCCCACTTTATACTTTATTCCATCGATAGATGTTGAAAAATCTAAAATATTATTAAATTCGTGATATGGAAATAATAGTTTATCATATCCGGGAACAGCTCTTGTAGGTCCTGTAATATTATTATTAGATATATTCGCTAAATTTATATAATTTTTCTGATAACTGAAACCTTTATTGTCAATAGGTGACATCTTTATTTTAATAATTCTACTACCAAAAATAGACTTAGAATATTTAGTAAATAATCGTTGGTTCTTCAAAAGTGAATGAGTTCTATAGTTATTCAGATAAGTCTGGATAGTTCTATTAAAAATACTATTAGGTTCAATATGTTTATTAGTTACATTTTTACACAAATTAACTATATCATAATTAGCTTCTTGAATTGTAGCTAATGTAGTATTATCAACTTTCACTAATTGTAATGATTGGTTTTCTAGAGTTGATACGTTAGTGTTCTCTAGCGTTATATTAAAAATATATAGATTTTTACCTGAATTAGCATTACCTATTTTAGGATAATTAATGGAATCAACTACATAGGCACTTTCAATTATTACATTATCATTAGATGAATCAATTACAGTGCCGCCGAAATTCAATTTAATATTGTCAATATCGGCTAAATATGACTTAGCAGATGTATATGCTACATACTGTTCTGATAATATATTATCTTTAAAAGTATTATAATCATCCAAGCTAATAATATTATCTATCTCAGCACCTGCCACCTGTAATTGTATTTTTTGTATATCTAAGTTAGTGTTAATAATACTTATATCTTCATGCGAACTAAACGTAGTAAAAGTTCTTTCGACTTTAAATTCCAATAAATATCTATTATTTTCCGTAAGTAATTTATTAAAAGATGAGTAGTAATCTGAACCTGGACTAATAAAATTCAGTTTATATTTATAAGTAGAACTATCGTATTCATAAAACTCTTTCAATATATACTTAACTTTTAGATCAGATTCATCAACTAATGTCAATGTTATCAATTGATTTTTGTAGATATCTTTTAATTCATTTGTAGTTTCGTCTAAATAATTTTCAATAATATCATATTCACTTATATCACCATTTTCTGATTTGATCTTAATTAATACTTTATCTATTTTATTGCCATTATTATGTATTATTTTAAAGTATTCACCTGCTTTAGTATTAAATTTTTCATCGCTATTAGTATATAATAAATTGTATGTTTGATTAAAATTATTTAGTTCTTGCCCAAAATTAATACCTACAAAACTGTTTTTAAAGGGGATTTTACACATTCCAAAGTTAAAATTATTATCATTATCGTCTGATACTTTTATGTTCCCGTTTAATATATCAAGCGTTACTTTATTACCATAATCTGTATCTAATATTACAGTATTATTTAAATGACTCCCTTCAATATTAGTTAAATATATATCAGTGATTGAACCTTGGTCGTTAGTATAATATAATAAATCTACATTATCGCTAGAATTTTCAATATTAGCAGTTATATAATTACTATCAATTGATGACTTATCATCATTAAAATAATTATAATTTGTATTGTTAGGTAATAATAGTATATTATCATTATCAAATGATACTTTATCAGATATATACATATTATTATAATAACTCTCACCTACTTTCTCCAGGATAAAATTATTATAAATTTCTTCAAATTTGGATATGTAAGAACTAAATGGAATAATATCCTTCGTATTAAAATATACTTCCTTGCGATAATCAACGTCTTTTAGTGTAATATTATGACTTCTTATATATACTTCGTCTTCTATATTAAAATTATCTGTATTTTTTGTTTCAATTATTAAAAATTGTTTAACATCTGTCTCATTATTGATTATATACGACCACTTTATCTCAGTTTCAAAAACATTTGAAAAATTATCTTTAAAATAATTAAATTCATTATTAATATCCGAATCTATAAGACCAAAAGATTCCAATGGTGTATCTTTATCTTCTAAAAATTTAAAATTATGTGGAATCAATACTTGTAGTCGAGATGTTAATATTCCATTTAAACGGGAATTATTTGGAACTGAATCTAATTTTATATAAAATCCAGCAGACGTATATATTCTTTCAGGAATCCAATATTGATACTCTTTAATAAATTTATAAACTAAATCATTAGTATTATCTATAGTATTGGTAGTAGCCATAAAAAAATTTACTATATCCGTATTATTGTTAGAATTTAAATTCAAATAGTAATTTACAATACCGAGAGTAATGATATCATCATTCGGTAAATTATTGAATTGATATTCATCGGGGATTATTACACCTATAGCTCCCGAATCAAGTCCTATTATAATATCCCCAATACGAAAATTATTTAATTCTTCAACAAATAAGTCGTAATCTAAGATGTGATTACCATTTTTATCAGCTATATTGTTTAAATTAGTTATCCTTCCAATAATAGTTTTTTTATAACTACTATTAATATCTGATATTCTCATGAACAATTCATTTTCAAAAAAAGCACTTTGGATTCCAGTTAACAGATCTTTTTCATCATCTAAAAATTCTGTTTGTCTATAACTTACTTGATTATCAGAACTATTAACTAAAGCCTGTCCATAGTATTCGAAAGGTTTTTTATTAGATATTGAAGTTGATACTTTTCCTAGATTATCAAAATTTTTAACCTCCTCCAACTGTTCATTATTGCCATTATTATTAACAAATGCTCTTTTTAAATTAAATTTATGCTGATTAGTACTATTAATATTTTTTTCAATTAAATTAAAAATTTTATCCATATTAGTTATATTATCTAGTCCAAAGTAATTATTTTTATACATCTTCTCCTTTATTCTCCTTATATTACTCCTAATATAATCATTCGCTATATTTTTAACCTTATTTTTTGATATAGCATTATGTATATATTCACTATACTCATTATTAATAAAAGAATCCTCCTCTCTAGCATATCCATCATTTTGAAATAAAAACTTATTATTATCTACATATGAAGGTTTAGGTAAAGGTGCCAGTTGTCTTATAGCTATTCTATACTTATTAGGAATAATTAGTTTCCTCTGTCCATTTATTTCATCGCCATGTATATTATCTAGAGAAGATGTTCCTTGAATTTGTATTATAGAGTTATTAGGCAGTGATACCTCAGGAATTTTGAAATACATATAAGGTAAACCATTATTATAATAGACAAATTTATTAGCGACATCTAGTGATTTCTTATTAACTTCAAAAATTTTAATAAACTGCTTAATAGCTACAGAACCTATACTTTTGTTAAATATTAAATCAAAACTTGTTGGATTATTATAGCCACTTATTTTTAAAAGTTCAGCGTGTGTATTTTTATTAATATCGTCGATATAAAGACCTTTTTTATAATCATATATCTTTTGGTTCACATTCGACATATTTTTTTGAAAGTATTTTCGTAATGACGTTTCATTATATTTAGCATTATCTATCTGTAACTCATATATTGGATAACTTTCTAAATCTAACAATCCTTTACTCGATGTAGTCGAATTCGAACCAATATTTTGAAAACCTGAAATTGTATTTGTTTTTTCAGAATGTCGTACATATACAACATTTGTAGATACTGGATTAGATGTAACAAAGTTTCTATAAAGACCTTCTTCAACAATACCATCGTCTGTTACGTCATTTACCGAATATACATATTGATTATAGTTTAAAATATCTAAAAAATCATTTTTAACTAATTTTTCTGTTAGATTATCCTCTATGAATCTGATATATGCTTTTGCCAAATCATTGTTATTTATAGTGCTTATTGGTAATATGATATTATTATTATTATCTCTATCTTCGTTAAAAATTACTGAGTTAATCAATATATCTACATTTAGTTTAAGATAACATCTCTTAAAATATTTATAAACTAGGATACATTTTCTATTTTCAGCATCAACTTTAGTGAGATCATTTGATAATATATTATCTTTTTCAAATAATTTATGGTCAATATAGTCAACATCGTATATATACAATGAATCCTTTTTAGAATAGTTTCCTAATAATAGCGTTAAGCCATAGTGTAAAACTATATTATCTTTGAATGAGTTTATTCGAATTATTGATTTTTCAAATGTTTTATAAAAATTATCTAACTCGTTATCAAACTTGAAATAAAATTTGCATATATTTTTAGGCGTATAGTTTATAAAATTAAATGTTACCTCATTTCCTACTTCAAATTCAAACATATTGTAACTAGGAGTTGACTCTATCATTTTACTTAAAGTCAAAATGTTATATTCGTTGTTAGTTTCTATATATGATTTTGTTATCTCAAATAATATTATTAGTTTATTAGATGCAGTAGTTAATACTATTTCAAGATAATCATAATCTTTTATACCGGATTCTAATTCTCTTTTTATATCAATTATATTTGATAAATATATCTTAGTATTGTCAGTGCCCGGAAAAAATTTTATGTCGGTTTTATTATTTATTGAATAGCTAAATGTTTTATTACAGTTTAATTTGATATAATAATAGTTCTTTGGTATAGGCAATGAATAGAAATACTGTAGTATATCTGGAGAACTGCTATTCGTAGTTCCTGAACAAATAATAGGAACATACATTAGTTGATTTTTTTTATCAGATAAGTTATTAAAATCATTTATGCTAGATATTACCTGTAAAGAATCTCCTGGCTTATATTTATTAGTATTATATTCTTTACCTATTCTATCTATCACATATTCTGTATAGTAATTCTTAAAATAATGAACATAATCTGGAAAAAATGTATTAAGTCTATTAAAATTAAAAGAACTTATTGGATTATTGAATATCATTAATGCTGAATTGGATTTATTTACTAATTTAAAAGGTATATTTTTTAAGTCGGGTTGAAAATCACCTTTAATTGGTATAATATTTAACAAGTAAGACTCTTTCAATCTACTAATAGAATTAATCTCTAATTTCTGAATTCCTGTTATCATAAAGTTATAATACACAACATCTTCGAGAGCTATCATAGTAATGTTAATTGGAAATGTTTTATTATTGAACAGTCTTTTAATAAGTGTTTTATCATAATATACCTTTGAGGTATCCTGTGAATTTTCATGACAAAACAAGGATATGATCATATTAAAATTATCATTAAAACTAAAATATACATATGAATTATCGGACGTATAACTTGAAGATACTCCTCCTTTAACAACACTATTTGTATTTAATAGTTCCTTTATTTGTGAATAAACATTATGTGATACAAATGATGCGGAATGTTTATAAAATTTAGTTTTATCCGTATTTAATCCACTATCGGAAGGTTCTCCTATTAAATTAAAATCATTATAATAGTCTCTATCAGTTAGAGCTATATTTTCATTAATATTTATATTATTTTGTCTTAAATATGGCGAAGTTCTTTCATAATTTTTAATAATATCAGTAAATAAGAATTGATAGTAATTATAATCGTTATTGATCAGGTAATAATTATCCTTTGATTTAATACCATCGAGAGACTTATAAATATAAAAGTATGTCTCTTCAATATCTTTATATTTCAAGTAACTATCATTTTTATATCTTGATATTTCATTAGAACTGTTTATAATTGGTTGGTATTTAGAAGAAATACATGTCCGACAATAGAAATTATTACCATTAACAACTTGTGAATTAAGTAATTCATTATTAATTTTGGATAGGGTTATCACTTCTGGTTTAATATAAATTTTTAGCTTTAATGAATATTCATATTCAGGATTAGTGATTTTATCTTGAAATTTAATATCTATATATAGTTCTTCGCCAGGAGCATATAAATTATTATACTCAACTACTGATATATTAATTAAATCAAAGCATTCTTCTACAGATTTATTACCATTTGAGATATTATTTTGTGTTAATAAATTAAAGGAAATATTACTTTGTGTTTTAGCTAACGCGAATGTAATTCTATCAGGTTTTAATTGTATATTTTGCTCAAGTAGTTTATATGAATTCAAAGCTTTATAATTCCCACCACTATCTAAATACTCTAATTTTAAATCAAGAGTAGATTTATCTGTAATTATGGAATTATTATCTATACTACCATACACACCAATCAATTTATTAAAGAAATTTTCAAATTTATCAATACTTAAACTTGCAATAGTGCTAGTGTTAAACTTTCCATCCATATCAATAAGATTGTAATCTATAGTAGTTCCGGCATTATGTTTAACATTATAATCAACTATTTGATAATATTTAATAGTATCTTCATATTTTATATTCTTTTTTGATTTATCTAAATAGTGTGTATTACCTAAAAAGCCTAATGATCCATAAAAATAATCATATGGATTATACATATTATCTTCGTCAAATTTAGGGTCCAATTTAATATCAACTTTAATATTTATATTAGAAATACTACCATTTGCTAGTTGAGGTTCAATATTCGTTTGACCAGTACTTGTATAGGGTATGTATTCTTTAAAATTATGATCAAATCGAAATAATTTGAATTTTGATATATCGCTATCAACATATCCATCGCCACTATTAACAATTAAAAACGTGGTAATAACATCTTTAGTTACATTATATATATTATTTAGTGATTTATTCGTCTGCACAGATAAAATTACTTTATCATTATCATTAATTAATCTATTACTATCATTTTTATCTTTAGCATTAATCTGTATTCCATCAATCAATTGATTATTATCTAGATATAACGTATTTATAGAACCATAATAATTATTATTAAATTCATTTCCAAAATGTTCTCTTAATACATTAATATGATCATAATAATTAGATAAATAAAGGAATTCTCCCACATCATATGTAGATTTTGTAAATAATGCATCGTTTGTTTCAGAAACCTGTTTACTAATATCTAGTAAATTTAAATTAGTATATGAATAAGTTCTGATTTTATCACTATGGATGTTTTTATTAAATAATTTCTTATTAATAATATTTTGGTCATACTGAAAGCTTAATCTATCAATATTATTAATTGGATTCGGATGTATAATATCATACAATCTAAACTCGGCTATTTTATACGATGAAAAATTATGTAAATCAGATTGATTTAACCATCTTAATTTATTATTAACTCGTGTGGTCAGTGTATTTTTGCCTACATCTGTTGAAGTTTTAATTCCATTAAAAGTATAGGCTGTATTAGGAATCTCACTAGAAACCATTCTAACAGCATATACATTTGAATAAGTTTTATTTAAATCAAGTTTATAATGAGATGGAGTTGTATATGATATATCTACATCGTATATAAAACTTACACTTCCCGAGCCATTATATGATACACCATTTATTTCATTATTATTAACTGAACTAGGAATCGATACCTCAATAATATTAAATAAATATCGTTGAGACGCTATATCATATTTATTAGTTTCATTTGATTTATCAAGAGGATTTTTATAACCCAATGAATCATCATCCTGTGAACTTTTACTATTATATAAGAAGCGGTTGATATAAAAAATTGGTTTACCATTTGAATTATTAAACTCAAATAAAGATCTATCAATACCTAACGATTCGCTTATAGACTTATCTAAGTTATATATTATAATCTCTTTCCTATCTCTGATATCAGTCAAGTATGTATTTTTAGTTATGATATAGAAATAATTGGAGTCTTTGTAAAATTTTAATTTTACATTAGCTAAAGGATCAAATTCAATTATAGTCTCATTATAGGTATAGTTCCTTTTCCTATTTTTTGAATCAATATTTATGACAGTTTTTTTGATTTTTTTCCTTTTTTTCATACCTACATATTCCATATTCTTAAATTGGTCATATCCTATAGAACCCTCATCAATATTACCAAATTTATCACTATTAACTTGATTTTCTAAAAATTCTGGTTTATCTTTATCATATACGTTATCAGCTCTATTTAGTGTATCAACATACTCTTGAAAACCTTCTCCAATTGAATTAGTAGTTAGTAAGTCTTCATTCATTTGTATATTATAATAATTTAATTTCCTAAAAAGTTTTTATGTAATTATCTTAAATAAAATAAATATATATATATAAATGGAATTCTTTGAAAATCTTTTTAAGAGAAATGAACTACAAAATACTAATAACGATGTGAATAATGAATCAAATATGAGTAATGATGAATCTAATCAAGAAGAGGTTAATCAACAAAATGACAAACAGAGTGAGGATTACGAATATGATGATAATATCGACTTTAGTGAAGAGATAGAACTTAAAAGTCATATGAATGAAGAGGAGAATTTTAACGATAAATATATTAGAAACTTGTTAAAAAGAAGTGATATATCATTGGCGGATTATAAAGTGTATGATAAAGTTAAAAATTTATACATGAACATTTTATCTGATGCTGTCCAAAATGTTAATAAAATCACATTTCATAGAGGATCTAATAAAGTCACTGAATCTGATATGTATTTATTAGAGAACTTAAATACGCAAAATATGTTTGGTGGCAACTATATTGGATATTGTGATAGTAATCCTGGACAATGTAGTGATTTTATTTCTAATCAACAATGTGGTGGAGGAGCAGATCAATTTTGCGATGGACAACCATCTCAATGTGGTGTAGGACAACAATCAGCCGGATTTTTATCATTTTGTGATGGACATCCTTCTCAATGTGGAGCACAAATGCAAGACGGAGGATTTATGGAATTTAGAGGTAATAAAGTTTTAAATAAATCACGAGGTGTAATGAATAGAGATGAATTTGGAAAATTAGTAAATGAAAAATCTAATTACCAATTTTCAAAAAAAGCTCTTAAAAAATTACAGGAGTTTGTTGAAAATGAAGTGGTAGATTATCTTAATAAACAAAAAGAAAATCTAAATAATCAACAGATTTTTAATAATGTTAAATAAATAATTTATAATAAAAATTTATAATTTATTTACTTATTTGCTTGAACTCTTAGATGTCTTCTTACTCTTAGATGTCTTCTTGCGTCTTACTTTAACTTTTTTTTTAATTGTAACGTCTCCAGAATGCTCTTTCATATAAGAATCATAATTTTTAACCCATTCTGTTTCAAAATCAGATATATCTTCTTTCCATAGATCTACATCTGTCTTACCATCAAGAACATCATATTCTGCTTGTTTTTCATCTCGTTTATTTTTTAGTTTTTCAATTTCTTCATAAGTAAATTTCAATATTTCCATCTTTATAAGGTAATCATATGATGTATCACCCCCTAATTTATCTGCAAACATTGGATAATTAGAATCTTTTAGTTCATCAATAATCACATCTTTCTTTTTTTTATTAATTACTCGCTTATCTTCCACAATCTCTTCAATAAATTTAACTCTAAATTTAATTATATCTAAATCATTACGAAGTTTATTTAGAAGATAATCGCGACGTTTAGAATATATACCTTTACGAACAAGATACCACCTTTCAATAACATCAAGAATAGTGTTGAATTGAGTTATCTTATTGTTTTCATCGAAGGCGGTAATATTACTGGTAGATACAGATGAGGTGAGTTTTAGTTTATTTTCTATTTCCGGAACACCGTCTTTTCCAACTTTATTCATCCATTTAGATAATATTACTGGGTTAATTTTAATCTCGATATGAATCTTATCTTCTGTGCTATTATCTGTAAAACTTCTAACAAAATTCTTAGCGGTTTCTTTACCTCTTTCAACACTTATTTTATCAAGGTAGTCAGAGTAATCTTCTGTCCATTTTCCAATAGGTAACTCGGTGACTACAATAGTTCCACTATCAATAACTTTATATTTACCTCGTGTAATATACGAGCCTTTACTTGTTGATTCAATAGTCCCCTTAAATCCACGATACCATGGTTTAAGTTCAGGAACCTCTTCATCATCAATTTTAGCTCTAATATATTTACATATATCCATAGGATTATACATTGGGATATTAGTCGAATAACCAGTCCCAATACCCTGACTTCCATTAATTGCCATAAGTGGTAGAATAGGATAATAGTAATCTGGTTCAATACTTTGACCATCATCATCTAAAAAGTTACACAAAACATCGTCGTGTTCCACAAACATTTTACGAGTAAGTGGTCCTAATTTAGTAAAGATATATCTTGATTGAGCAGCATCTTTACCACCCTGAAGTCTTGTTCCAAATTGACCAATTGGATCTAGTAAATTAAAGTTATTTGCACTAATATAATCCTGAGCCATACCTTTAATTGTTCCCTCCAGAGATGCTTCGCCATGATGATACGCTGCATGCTCACTGGTATAACCGGCTAACTGAGCGACCTTAATCTCAGATGTCAAGCGTCTTTTAAAGGCACAGTATAAGACTTTTCGCGTTGATGGTTTTTGTCCATCCATAATACTAGGTAGAGAACGGATATTATCCGCATTTGAGAAATGAATAAGTTCTTCATCTACAAATTGATTAAAATTCATCTTCTTAGCCATAAAATCTGGAATTTTATCTCTATCATAATCCCCAAGCCAAGTTTTTCTATCGCCAGAACGAGTACTATTAAATGCCAAATCAAGTTTATTAGTTAATTTTACGTCACGTGCGTAGCTAATGATATTTAGTTTTTTAAAGTATTCTTTAGCTTCTTTGGACGAAGAAGTTCCCAATCCCTTATAATACTTAACTCTCCAACCACTTCTGGATTTATTTTCAAAATACTTATGATAATCTTGTAGAGTATAAAATACCTGTTCATTTTTACCTTTCCAAGCTTTTACAATAGGAGTAACCATACTTGTTACAAATCCCATCTCTAATAGTTCAGGCCACAATACATCGAAAATATTCATAACTAATCCCTTAATATGTGAACCATCATGATCCTGATCAGTCATCAATAAAACACTTCCATATCTTAGAGGCCATACACCTGTTTTCTCATATTCTTTTTTATAATTTTTACCTGATGATAAACCTAGAATAGTTTTAACAATATTAATAATTTCACAATTTAGAATTCTTTTATTAGACATTCCTCTAATATTTTGAATTTTACCTCTAAGAGGATAGACACCATAATAATCTCTACCAACTTCCGATAATCCTGCTACAGCCATCGTCTTTGCAGAATCTCCCTCTGTAAGGATTAGCTTACAAAATCTACTCTCTTTTGAGTCACCTGCCTTATTCGCATCTAATAATTTAGGAACCTTTACTTTTTTAGATTTCTTACCATCAGTTTTCGAAAGGAGCTGACTATCTTTATAAGCTGATTGTGCTCTAATTTTATCGACAATATCTGTTTTAGCCAGTTGTTCAATAAATTTTTGAGACACTTCATATTGAACTCCAAATTTAGATTTTGAGGTTTTCAATGTTTCTTTGGTTTGAGAATCAAATGTTGGATTAATAATCTTGTAGGCATTTACAAAAATTCTCAGTTGATTCTTAATAATTTGTGGTTTCGCATTAATCTTCTTTTTCTTTCTAATATAATCTACAAACTTATTTTTAATTTGGTCACATACATAATCCACATGAGTTCCTCCTCTCGAAGTATAGATACCATTTACAAAAGATACATGTTCAAACACTTCATCTTCGCTTGAAGTAGCCACAACTTGCCAACCCAAACTTTCCTCATACGCTCTTTTTGTTTCAGATTTTGGACCAATATATAAATCTACATATTTTTCAAATTCTCTACATTCTACCATTTTACCATTAAAATAAACCTTAGTTTTTTTATCAGTTACACCCGCAATATCATATACGCGTTTCTTAATAATACTAACAATATCGTCAGACATACCAGACATACCAAATCTTTCATAATCAGGTAACCATGTAATTTTTGTGTAAGGAGTAGCCTTAGTAACATTAGTGATTTTAGGAACAGTTTTATCATTCATATTATTACTGAATTCTTGAACGAATTTCTTCTTATTAAAATGATCTACTGTCTCTACTCGAAATAGCTTACCAAAAATATTTGCTAATTTTGCTCCATAACCATTTCTTCCTCCCCATTCTCTCTGGTCTCCATCATCAAAATTAGTAGATGATAATAGAGTGCCAAAAATCAATTCAGGAGGATACATTTTATGTTTTTTCAAGAATTCCACATGAATACCATCACCATCATTAAAGAAGGATATAGAACCATCATCTTCAATAGTTACTTTAATCGTTGTAACTGGTTTATGTGTATGTTTCTTTTTTCCTAGATCTTCAATTAATTTATCCATACGTTTTTTATGATCATGGGCATTTACTATTAACTCATCAAAACACTTATACCATCCTGGTGGATAACTCACATCTTTTCTAATAATACTACCACTTAGTTTTTTCGAAGATTGTGAGCCATCATCATTGACAATTGTCTCGTCTTCAAAAACATGAGTAGATGTAACTTCTGATTCACAGCCACCTACATATGTATCTGGTTTTTCATAAATATGTTTCTTGTGTTCCATCTTTTTATACATATCATTTACGTCTTTTTCTTTTGTAACAGCTTTTTTAGTTATCTTCAATTTTTTTACTGAGCCAGATTTATTAGAATTACTAGATGTATCACTTTTTTTAGATATTTTAAGTTTTTTAGAAGTACTACTTTTTCCAGAAGATAAACTTCCAGATAAACTACTTTTTGAGGAGCTAATAGAAATACTGGATTCACTATTAACACTACTCATATCAGCACTTGAAATACTTGGACTATTTGAACTATTCAAAGAAGAATCCGACATTTTATAGATAATATTATTTATCTTAACTTTAAATTATTATCATCAAAATTTTATTTAATTTATTTTATTTACTATTTAAACAAAATAGATTATAATTTGTCCTGTAATAATATTTATCATAATTTATTATCACGGACATTTATCGTCTTTTATTGTTTTGTGAGGGGGTATATATGTTTTATACTTCCTCGACATTTAACATATTTCTTTGACCCAATTCCATTTCAATTTCTTCTATTAAATCTTCTTCATAGTTTTCTATATCTAACATATTTGCAGTATTAAGCTTATCAATCGAGTAGAAATGAACTTGAAATAATTTTAACATTCCTAATTCTAATATCACCATAGATGACATAGTTCCAAATAATATCCCTATAAATATCGCGCATAGAACTACACTTAAAAATCCACTTTTTCTAGACAAATATATCTTACAATAAAGACATTTATTTTTAACTTGACAAAACCAAGATATTATCATAATTACTTGTATAAATAATAATATGCCTGCACCAACAACATAATATACTGGATGTAAACAGTCGTCGCACGTAGTGGGTCCAAGATCTTTTTCCAAAATTTTATCTGTATCTAAAGCTGATGTTAATAAACCTAATAAAATAGATACTACAACAAACAATCCAAATAATGGTAGGGGCTTTTTGATAATATTTCTACAATCTTTTTTACATGTGTTTTCAACTAAAATATTTTGAGTTATTTCATATTCATGATGACATAATTCACATCGTCTAAAATTGTCTTGATTTTCACTGGTTGTTCTCCATTCATTTAAACAATTTTTATGAACATATTTAGAACTTCCTTTACATTTACATGGATATATTAGATTATCTTCATTATCATCGTCTAAACATATCCTGCACATATGAGAATCTTCAGAACCAGTTTCAAAGGAATCATATATATCAACTGATTTATTCATTTATAAATTAAAAATACAATTTATCTTTAACTTATTTTCTTCCATAATCATCATAATTATTCCAAAACCAAGAAATAACACTTTCAATATTACTTGTAAATTTTGTATCACTAATTGGCACTGATTCTCCCCATTCTGAATATAGATTCACTAGCTTATTATTACTACATGGTTTTTTATTTTGACCGTTTCCTAATGAAGCATTTTCAAAGTCTATTTCAACTTTATGTTTAGTTACTTCGAATATTTTATTAGATATAATTTCAGCCAATTCTTTTATAGACAAACTATTTGTAATTTCACCAGATACGATATAATCACCCTTAGTATCCTTAAAACATGCTAAATCTAATATAACTTTCGCAAAATCTTCATCATATAAAAACATTCTTTCCGCATTTCCATCCCCAGGTAATATTAATTTATCAGAATAAGAACCCCCAGTGCCAGATAATTCACCTCTTGTTTTTACAATACTTATACACTTATGAATTATCGCAGGTATAACATGTGCATCTTCTATATTATAGTTATCTCTATTTCCATACAAGTTAGTAGGTATTAAATTAACATAACTGTAGTAACCCTGAGTTGAATCGTTTATTAATTTAGTGTAAATTTGCCCCGTTCTTTTGGAATACGAGTATCCAGGATTCGAATGATGAGGAACACCGTTATTTATTTGATCCTCAGTTAAGGGATATTCAACATCGTCCGGAAAAATACAGGTGGATAATATATTTATAACCTTAGGTATTTTAAGTTTCCTACAAGATTCTAATAAATTTAGGTTTATTCGTATATTAGATTCAAACATTGATAAATTGTTATCCATATTCTTAAATAAACCACCTACATTGGCTGCTAGATTAATTACTATAGTTCTCTCAGTATTATAGTTTTCAAAATGAGCATATACTTTTGTAAAGCTTTCAAGGTCAACGTCTCTACGCGTAAGCCATACCCATTTATAGTCTCTATTAAATTTGATGTCATCTGTTTGTTTAGTATAAACTATTTTTTTTAGGGCTGAACCCACCATTCCTGAACTACCGGTTACGACTACTGTATAAGGTATTTCCATAATAATAAATAATATCTATTATCCTTTTAAATCAATATAAAGATAAATTAAGAGATACTATTATTATGAATAATAAAAAATTAGCAATTATTACAGGTATTACAGGACAAGATGGTTCTTATCTAACAGAGTTATTAGATAGCAAAGACTATATTATATATGGTATTATAAGAAGAAACTCAAATATTAACACTAAACGTATTAACCATCTTTATAAATATGAATCAGATAAATTAATACTTAAATATGGCGACTTAACAGATACATTCTGTATTAATAATATCATCAATGAAATCTATGTAAAATATGGAGATGATATAGATAAATTAGAAATCTATAATTTAGGCGCTATGAGTCATGTAGGAATATCATATGAAATTCCTGGATATACAGCTCAAGTAGATGGAATAGGCGTATTAAATATATTAGAAGCTATTCGAAATTCTCCTGAATCCTTGAAATCAAAAATAAGATTTTATCAAGCATCTACAAGCGAACTTTATGGCGATACAGATGTTGTCCCACAAAGTGAAGATACGCCTTTTAATCCTAATTCACCATATTCAGTTGCTAAATTATATGGCTATTATATTACTAATTCATATAGAACCGCATATAATATGTTTGCTTGTAATGGTATATTATTTAATCACGAATCGCCAAGAAGGGGGCATAATTTTGTAACTCGTAAAATAACTAAAGGTATCGCAAGTATTATTAAGGCTGAAAAGGCTGGTAAATCAGAATGTATTTATCTTGGTAATATGGATTCTAAACGGGATTGGGGCCATGCTAAAGACTATGTAAAAGGGATGTGGTTAATGCTTCAACATGATAAACCAGATAACTACGTATTGGCTACAGGCAAGCAGTATACTATAAGACAATTTGTTGAAAAAGCGTTTAAATATATTGGAAAAACTATAATATGGGAAGGAGAAGGCATTTCTGAGATAGGAAAAGACAAAGATTCCGGTAATATATACATTAGAGTTAATCCAAGATATTTTAGACCTAATGAAGTGGGTAATTTATTAGGAAATCCAGCAAAAGCCAAAGAAATACTTGGGTGGACATATGAATATGGTATCCATGAGCTAATTAGTGATATGATGTCTCATGATCTTAAAGAACAAGGATTATAACTAATAGATAAATAATAAAATTTATTATATATCTATAATTCTTTACCATTATATATTCTATTTACTTGATTATTAACTTTTATAAACCTGATATTCTTGTATAAATTACTGATGTACTTGGTTCCTACATATGACATTGTTGATCTTAAACCTCCCAGATATTCATTAATTGTATTATTAATATGTCCTCTTAATTTTAATTTAACTACTTTACCTTCTTCTGCTCTATATGAATTCATCTTACCTGTATGACTAACCATTGCTCTTTTAGAACTCATGCCATAGAAAATCTTATATAAGACTCCCTCTTCCTCTACCATCTCGCCACCACTCTCGATATGGCCAGCAAATAAACTTCCACCCATTACAAAATCTGCACCCGCACCAAATGCCTTTCCTAAATCACCGGGAGTTTGTATTCCTCCATCAGACATTAAATAACCTCCATGTTTTTTACACGCTTCGTGACAATCTAAAATAGCACTTAGTTGTGGATAACCAACTCCAGTTTTTAAACGAGTAGTACATACACTTCCTGAACCAATACCTATCTTTACTATATCAACACGAGCCTCTGTTAATAATCTTGTTACCTGTGACGAAGTAACTACATTACCTGCTATTATTATTTTACTTGGATACTTTTCTCTTATTAATTTACACGTCTCTACAAAACTATCCATATACCCATTAGCTACATCTACACAAATAAACCTTAGATCTGGAATTGAATTTATAGTTTCATCTAACTTCATAATATCACTTTCAGATATACCTGTTGATATCGCAAAATAATCACGATCTAAATTTGCTGGTATATCTGAAAAATTATAATACTTATGAAGACAAGTTAATATTTTATATTGTTGTAATTCTAATCCCATTTCTACTGTTCCTGTTGTATCCATATTTGATACTGCTATAGGAACTCCATTCCACATTTGATTTGAATTTTTAAATACAAACTCTCTTGTTAATACAGCATCTTTCCTACTTTTAAGGGATGATCTTTTAGGAACAATTAAGACATCTGAGAAATCTAATTTGGGTTCTAAGTTTATTTTCCTTGAAATTTTTTTACGCAATCTACTTCTATTAATTAATCTATTAGCTTTGCCAGTAACTAATGTGTTATCCTCCACGCCCATCTTATATAATTCTTGACCTAATATTCCTGAACTTTCTGACATATGTATTTATATAATACTAAGAAATATTTAAGTAATTGATATTATATAATGTTTATAAATAATAAAATAATTTGATACTAATTAATATTTTTATTCAAACTCTACTCCTTCAGCTTCCAGATCTTGTTTTAAATTCTTCCAGTTATTTTCAACTTCATTAATTAATTCTTGACTAAACTTATATTTTTCCATTTTTTCTAAACACATAATGATATTTGGTTGATAAGATAGTTCTTCTAAAATTTCATTTATAATAGTTTTATCATTATTTAAAGCATCGGCCAACCACTTTTCTCTCTTACCTATAATATCTAATCTTTTTCCAATATCTCCCTCATCTATACTCACAAGATATTGTGGTAGATAAGATGCGTCACAACCTACTAATACATTTCTACAATTAAAATCACTACATCTAAATATACCTCGAAATATTCCTATTTTAACATATTCTTTTAATAGAATTCTATTTTGACCTTTACAACCACCATTTTTAACATCATATAATAATGAATGTTTTATTTTTCCAAATTCCATAGGAATATCCCAATTACAATGGATAACCTTATCCATTATACAATATACTACTAATTCCTCTCCAGATTTAATCATTACTTTATGCCAATTATCTTTCCAATTATTACTACTCTTATCTATCTTTTCAATTCTAAAATTAGCCAAAACCCTTATCATATCTATTTTTTTTAATCCAAACAACTCTTTACAATCATCTATAACACAATAATCTCTATTATAATTCATACTTTTCCTACTCTCTTTCCAAATTTTACCACCATATTCAAAACACATTACTTTATTACCACATGTTTTATCACTACATAGTGTTATTTTATCAGAATGTATATCGCCAATATTATTTAATTTAGATTCAAGTTCATTAAAATCAGGCACTCCACGCATTAACTTAATTCTTTTATACTTTTGGTTTCTAATTTCTTCTCTACTCAATTTCTTATTTTCAACACTAACAACTTTAATTTTTATTTTTAAAACCTTACCGTCTTTTTTAACTACCAATTTCTTTTTAATTTTATTAGTTTTATCCTTTTTCTTCTTAGATTTCTTATATTTAATAGGATTTTGAATTTTATCTTGTATATAGTAATCTCGCCAATCCTTATACAAGATCTCACAATAAGACTCTTGGTTAAATACCAAACTCCCCTCTAGACCAAAATCTTTCCTATTCTTACCTAATTTCCTACCTTGACTGGTATGCATATCAATTACATAGTCATCTATAATTATCTTATTAGAACTCAAATCACTCCAATATTTCAATTCATCTTCACTAATACACTCTGTCGAGTAATGACTTTCTAATTGGTGCTTTTCCGAATTAGCTTCTGTTTTTATTAGAGAACCATCATTTCTAACAAGTTGAATCGAATTAACTAAAAACATAAATCTTTCACCTCTAGTCTTTTTTTCAAATTCTTTAACTTTATAATCAAATAGCTTACGAATATCATCATTTAGAAATTCTAAATTATACAACATCTTCCATATTTTATATATATTTTCTTTCTTTTTTCTAAATTCTGGATTACCTTTTATACCTCCATGGAATATTTTAAACATCCAATAAAACATTTCATCATTATCTGAATTAAAACATTGGACAAATTTATCATAATATTGGTCATCAGTGATAATTCCATCCTCATAGGTACTAATCTCTTCTGATATAGCACACTCATCTGTTCTGAATCTATAATCCCAATAAGCTCTGACATCACTGGGAAATCTATATAATTCAGCATCAACTAGACATTTACATATCTGAATTAAACATTTTATACCCTTAGACCTATCTTTTTCGAATTTTTCAATTAGATTTCTTAAAACTAGATATCTTTCATATTCTTTATACACTAATTCTTCATCCATAGTTATAATTAATCTATTAATAAGATTAGTTATAATTCCTTTACACATCTGTTTCTCTTTATCAGATTGGGCATATAGTTCAAATTTATATATCTCTAAAACACACCATATCATTTTTTTTAGTTCTCTTCGTCGTAGATATTTTTGGATACCACTCTTTAGAATGTCTAATTTGAATCCATGGTCACTTATACTGCTAAAACAGGTTCTGAACTTAATTTGAGTATTATTGGTTAGTTTCATGATTTATGTGTTAATAGTATCACTAATATTAATAAATTTTTTTATAAAATCGATATTTATCAAATTTTTTGATTGATTCGCTAATACTAAAAATATTAAATATTGATTAATAGTAATATGGGAAACACTGAATCTAAAAATAAAGTTGAAGTTTCGAAAGATGAATATATGAAATACCTCAAATATAAAAATTCCAAAAAAAAATCTATATTAAAAAAACCTAGATACACTAAACAGGTATCAGTGCCAGTTGTAGACCAATATACACATGAATATCACTATACAACTAATAATAATTCAAATAAAATGAATGATTTAATATATTTTAATAATAGGCAAAATTTTAATCCATCAGTAACAGGTATAAATTCTGTAGATACGAGACAAGATGATAGATATAATAATAATCTCGACCAAGCATTGGAGCAACAAAAATCAGAACGTGGTCTTGACTTCAGTCAGCCGCAAGCATTTGATAGTAATCCATATGAATATCAGATACCATTTGAACAAACCTCGCTAAATGGTGCTCATAATTCTTTACAAAAACCAATAGAACATACCAATAATATAGTTCCTTCGAAGCATCAATTTACCGAAAAACAACAATTAGGTATGATAAATAACCAGGTTAATTTTAGTGAAATCGATCCATTAGGATTACTTAAAAGTGAAAAACTAGATATGAATGCCCTAATAGATAAATACAAAAGCCTTCGAAAACTATACTCAAATGGTGATAAAGATGTATATAATAAAATCAACATGGCTTTACTTAAATTATTACAAATACGTCAATACGCGGTTAAAAAAAGCTAATAATAAATTGAATACATTATATTATGAGTTTTCTAATAGATATGATAGTAGAAATACCTAGAAATTCCAATGTTAAATATGAATTTGATAAAGAACTAAATAAGATGAGATGTGATAGAATAATAAATACTTCAATGCTTTATCCTGGTAATTATGGATATATTCCAAACACATTATCAGGCGACGATGATCCTATAGATATAATATTACTATGCGATTATCCTATATATCCTGGAACAGTTGTTAATGTAAAAGTAATAGGTGTATTATTAACCACTGATGAAAAGGGCGATGATGAAAAGTTAATAGCATTGCCTTCATATGGTGTTGACCCTAGCTATGATCTTGTAGATTGTTATACACAACTAAGTAAAGTTGAAATACAAAAAATAGAACATTTTTTTCAACATTATAAAGACAATGATGAAAATAAGTGGGTTAAAGTTAAATCTTTTGAAAAATCAGATATCGCTAAAAAAATTTTAGAAGAAAGTATTGAAAGATATAATAAAAATTAATTTAGTGTGTAAATATATAATAAAAAGAATCTATTTTATATTTATATTATAATGTCTTTTTCAACTAACAATCACCCACTAAGAAATTTCTCGGAAGGCGAGATGATGTTTATGGTAAAAAACGATATTAGTACAGATATTATCGATCCGTTCAAATTATTAGAAGCTAAGCCTATTAGTCTCAAATATTTATTAGAAAAATATAATAAACTTAAAATACTGAATCATCCTGATAAAGGAGGTTTGCCTGAACATTTTATATGTATATGCGATGCTTTATTAGTTATAAATGATATATTAAAATCTCAAGTAGTAGATAGGCAGTTTTTTACACTAAGAGAAAATTCGAAAAACGAGAGTGTAGACGTAGCTAATATAGCTAATAAGGTATCAGATGAGAATGGGAATTTTGATAATAATAAATTCAATCAATTTTTTGAAATGTATAAGTTTGATCATGGTAATAATGACAAAGGATATGGAGATATTATGTCAGATGATAAGGATGTTCCAAGTCCAGAGAAAATATCGTTTTCACAATTTCAAGAAAAATTTAAAGAAAATAAAAAGAAACATACAAATGAAATTATTGAATATCAAGTTCCTAAAGCTCATAATACATTTGGTTCTTCTGGTCAGATTTTAGGGGATAATGTTACTAATTTCAGTGGAAAAAATTATACAGACTATTATCAAGCATTTAATGAATCAAACCTAATTAACGATGATGTGGAAATAATTAATAAATCTGTCAAAGAAATAAAATCTGAAAGAGAAAATCCTTCAAACCTTATCATGAGTAATGAACAATCCAATGCCGTATTATTGGATACTGAAGAAAAGCAACGTAATGAGTGGAGTAGAGAATCAAACTTCAAGGACTATAATAATAGAGCAGAGAAATATAACAAAGAAATGAGTGAAAGATTTCTAAAATAATTATTTAACTGATTTGAAATTATTGATAATATATAATCCTGAAATAATTAAGGCTATTCCTGTTAGCTCAATACTAGTTATTTTTTCATTAAAAATAAATACTCCTACAAATATTGTTATTAGCATGACAAGTGGTTGTATCTGTGGTATAATTTGAGTAACTTCATAATTTCTTAGAAGCCAAATTAATGTAATAGAAGATAAGTATGTAGTTAGTGCTGATAACAATAATATAACTGTTTGATTTTTATCTAATTTCCTAATTGAAAATAGATCAAATTCATATTTACAGCACTTTAGAGCAAACAGTGTTATAATTCCATATAATAAAATAATAAGTTGAGTATTAATAAAAATATCTATACTTGTTAAACTCTGACCTAGATTACGTTTTAAAAATGGTGTAATCACCCAGCATAATGATACAATCGCCATTCCCGCATACAAATATATGTTATCCATTTAACATATAATTGGAAAAAAAATTTTAATTATTATGTAAATTAATCATTATAACTCCAGACATTATTAAAGATATACCAAAATACTCATTATTAGATATTTTTTCACCATAACCATATACACCTATTAATACTGTTAGAGCGATTACTATAGGTCTTATTTGAACTAATGCTTGAGTTGCTTTATAATTAGTCATAAGATATATTATGAAAAATGGCATTATTGTTGCAAGTAGTGATCTTAATATAATAATTCCTATATATGATTTTCGAATACTAGATATTTCTGTATCGATTTTATATCCCATTAAATAAGAAATGATTAATGATGTTGTAATACTTAATAATAATGCATATTGTGTATATAAGATTATATCCTTGGTGCTTAATATAGTGCCCAATGTTTTTGCTGAATATGGTAAAAATAACCATGTTAATATAACTATAAAAATAGATAAATAGTACATCTGTTAAATATTAAACCGATAATAAAATAAACTATTTAAAAATATAACTATTTATTTATTTATGGATTGGAATTATGTCGTCGGGGATTTTTGTGAAGGTAGATTATTTGGTCACCCAGAAGTTTTAAACAGCTTAACCTGCTTTTTTATTAGTTTTTTCCCGTATATAGGATTAAAATATAGCCATCTAAATAGCATTTTAATTAAAACTATTTTTTGTTTATTATTTATAAATGGATTTGCGTCATTTGGTTTTCATTGGACTGGTTATTACTGTTTTAAACACTTTGATGAAATACCAATGGTAATTTGTATATGGTTAGGATTAATATATAGTTTTGGACAGCTTGGAATACAAATAATTCCATATATGTTACTTAATTTATATTTTACTATTTTATTGGTTTTGAATAATATACCTCAATATGGAAATCTGTTTCCTCTTACATTTGGATTATCATGTCTTCTCCTTATACCTATTCAAAAATGTATGTTTGATAGTGGTAAAATAAATAGTGTCTCTAAAAAACATATGTTATTTGGTTCATTTATATCAATTATGAGCGCTGCTATATGGATATGGACCGAAAATTATTGTTCTCCATATATGTTATTTGGTCATCCTTTATGGCATTTTGGCATGCCTTGGGGAATGTATCATATCATGATAGGATTCGAATATTCAACGATTGATATAAGTAAATATGTGATCGAATATAAAAATTGTATTGTTCCTATTATAAAAAGAATTGAGTAATTACTTAAATAAGATATAATATATCTATAAAATATGTTTATAGAATTATTAAATATTGTAAATAGAACCTATATGGGTATATCTTATGGAGTTACTGGAGGATTATTTGGAACTTTTATATTTAGTGACTATAAAAAAGAAATGGATAACAGTGATATGACTTTAAAATTTAGTCCTTTTAACCGTGGAACTATGTATGGATATATAATAGGCTTTTTTGTAGGATATAGGCTAACAAAAAACTTGAGTTTTTCCAACTAATCAGATGTAACGTATATATTTAATAAAATAAATACATTATTTATTTAAAATAATTAATTCGTGATACTGCCGCATAAGATTCATTAGCTCCTACTAATACTTGTCCTTCGCCATCAACAATTCGTTTACTAAAAATACCAGGCGAACCATCTTTATCAATCATATCCATAGCATTTAATTTTACAACTTCATCGCATAGCGGTATTACTTGTAAAATTTGTCCAATGGGTTCTCTTTTATAATCTCCATCTAATCCAGCAACAATAATAATCTTGTTCATTAACTCCGCATTCTTCACAAAATCTAATAGATCTGGGAAAAATTGTGCTTCATCAATACCAATTACATTACAATCTTCAAATGCCTTTAACTTTAAAATGGAACTCAATGTATCAGTTTTTATAGCTGTTTGCTTTATATTTGAATGAGTTTGAATTGATTCATCGGTTCTTGAATCATAGGTATGATTAATCAATAGTATTTTTTTACCTATTGCTCTATATCTATTTGTTCTTCTCAGCAATTCAGTAGATTTTCCAGAAAACATACATCCCAAAATAACCTCAACTCTTGTATTCGACATTATAAATATATAATAAAAAAAACCTTTAAATTTATATGATATCAAATTTAATCATATATTTATGTCAATCTTAATAAGCTTCAATTTGTATTAGAAATCCATTAATTATATCCATCACTTCATTTATAAGAATTTGTTGATTTTCGACATTATCCACAAAATCTTTATTAACATCAATGATATCCACTCCATTTAGTTTATTCATCCATTCTTCATGTTTTTCATGAACAAGTTTGATATATTCATATGGAACACCTTCCTCTTCATCTCTAAGGCGTTTTCTCATCCTGTCATATGATACATCTGGTTCCGCCTTAAGATAGATAAATTTATCTGGTCGTATTGAAAACTCTTTATTAAGCCAATCATACCATTGTGTATATAGTTGCCACTCCATATCACTGATTTTTCCATTTTCATGCAGTAATTTAGCAAAAACATTTCTATCAGTAAGAACTGAACGTTCTATAATAAGTAGTTTCTTATCTCTATGACTCATAATATCTTGTGCTCTTGTAATAAAAGCGTTGTGTTGGAATGTATATGACCATCTATCCTGGTCTTTATAAAATTTATCCAGAATATTACCGCTTTCATCCTTGAGTTCAACCCATTTATGAACTGGTTCTTGAATAAATTCAACACCATCCATATTTTTAATTTGTTCTTGTATTAATCTACCAAGAGTTGATTTTCCTGTTCCAATGTTTCCTTCTACTGCGATGATATACATGATTAATAGTAATGTAAAAATATTTAATTATAAAAATATTATCAAATTTATATGTTAATATTTTTATTAATTTATCTGTAATAATCCCGAAACTAATAATATTGTGAATCCAATCATAGCTAATCGTCCATTTGTTAATTCAGCTTTGGACGTAAACCCTTTAATATTATATTTTGCCGATTTTTCAATAAGTTCATTATTAGGACTAATAGAACTTGTAAAAGCAGTTCCAAGAGTAACTAAACCTACAACAACCGCAAATCCTAATAGTGACTGAGGATCTAAATAATATCCTGAATCAGGATTTCCAGATATTAATTGTAGTCCTACCGATTTTCCAGTCATAGCTGTTCCAACTGAACCCCATACCATACCTTGCATAGCGCTTCTGGCATTAACTTTTTCAGCAAATTTAAAGTAATCTAATTGTTTTTCATCCTCTATAGAATTATCGTCCGATTTTGAAAATATAGCTGTATTTGATCGAGGATTAAATATATTAGTCAATCCTAAGGTATTAGGTAATGTTCTCAGTTGTGTTTTCATTTAATATCGATTGTATTAGTAATTATTTTTTAAGCATGTATCATCTTTAAATTCTTTATTTGCTTTTTTGAAAATTTAATATTGTTAGTTCTACATCTTTATAGATTCGTTTATTTAATTCAGGACTTATAACATCATATTCAGTTTTAAACTTATTCATATGAGTGTTACCGCCCGCATAGTGTTCATTCAATAGTGAATAGGCTTTATCAGACATATGATCTATAGTTTGTTTTTTATCCTTCAATAACCAATTCTTACCATCATATATCTGAGCATATGGTTGCTTTTTATTTGTAATTTTAATATTATGATTCTCTTTATGTTTAGGATTAAAATGTATGTATTCTAATAATTTAGGTATACTATCATATGGTCCCTCATTAATAATTTTTTTGATATAATCTTTAGTAATATAGCTAGTATTTTCTTTTCCAAAAGGATTTATAACTATATTGTATGTATTAGTATTATAAGTATCTCCTACTTTCTCTATTAAAGTTCCTACTTGCTTTCTCAAATCGTTAATTATTTCCTGGTCTCTTTCTCGATTAACCCTTTCCATCAATAACTGTGTTTTTAAATTTTCAATAATAGAGTTATCTTGAAGATTTTCTTCATATGATAGGTCGTCATCATCAGAGTAATAGTCATCTTTATCTATAGTTTTACAATACTGATTGATATGAACTCTTAGATTATCTTTTCTTGTAAAAGTTTTACTGCAGAAGGAACATTTATAACGCTTTCCATTTCTGGAGGTTTTTCTCCTGACAGGCAATGAAATCAAAAAATTATTATTAATTAGGTCTTGATTTATAGGTTTTTGGGATATTTTTTCAGGGATATTTTCAGGGTTTTTTGGGATATTTTCTTGAGTTTTCAGGGTTTTCAGGGTTTTCAGGGATATTTCAGGGTTTTTTGGGATATTTTCAGGGATATTTTCAGGGATTTTCAGTGAATTACCTTTTAGCAAATCTAAACATTCAGGGATAGAAATATCCGAAAGAGATGTTTCACAAGGTTTCTTACGATAATAGTGATTTCTCATCTTAGTTTTAATTTTATTCTGAAATCCACAACGAGGACATCTATATAACACCATAACTTACTATAAAATTATAAAATAATCTTTAAGTAAAATTAAATATATAAATAATTTAAATATCTTAAATATCCCAAAAAAACATCCGAAATATCCCGGGATATTTTTAATATCCCAAAAATATTTAAATTTATTAATCACTATTTTATTACCATTTAATACATACTTATTTACATTATTAGAACAAATGATTTATGAGGTTTTAAGAAATATCCCGGGATATTTTTTGGGATATTTGGGATATTAGAGGGGGGGGGAATATTTTTATTTTTGTAAAACTATTTGAGATTTGAAAAAATAAATTATAAATATTTGATGAATAATTATGAATTCGGAAAATGGGTAATTTTAGAGAATGAGTGTTTACTATACATTAATTTGGAATTCTATAAAGGATAACAAGGTGATTGTATCTAAAGAACCAGTTTTGAACATGCAGTATTATATAAATGATGTTAATCTTAGAAAATCAGGAATAACACTTAAAATATATGGAAATATAAACCATAATTATGCTAAAGTATCTAAAGATAACAATAATAACATGCTTATAAATAATATTCCATTGTTAAAATCTAATCTTCAAAAAGCAATAAGACGTGGAGATATAGATAGGGCAATTATAACAGGTTATAACCTAATAATTAAAAACTTTTGGGAATTCATTCGTAGAATAGTAATAATATCTATAGAGGACACTTCATTTTTAGAAAACACAGATTTTTTAGTATGGTGTATGTTAGCTTATCCTAATTTTGAAATAACTAATGAAATTATACAATATCTCCTGACAACAGTATATTCACTTGCTAAGACTAAGAAAGCACTTAAAATTAAAAAATTAGATACATTTCCTGAACCAGATATTGAACATTATATAAAATTTCCATTAATGATAAGAGGTGAATATGGAGGATTAAAGGGAGATATGAAGATGATTAATTATCTTTGTTCTAAAAAAATTACGGATAAAATGATAATTAAAGTTCCTAAAAAGGGTCTTAAAATTACAAGAGGATTCTATAAAAGTGATATAATACCAGAATCTATTGATTTTCATATATCTAAAAAGCTTATACCTTATGTCATTTCAAAAACAAATATAAAAGATCCAGTGCTTATAAAAAAAATAATATGGTTTAATAACTCAGCTTACAATATCCGTAAAAAATCTAAAATTTTTGAAACTGAAAAATGGGAACTTATAAAGCCTATTGTGAAAGAGTTCCAGAACAATTATGTTATCCGGTAGAACGGTTGATTTACTATAGCGCAGCATTAAATAATTAAAAAATATTAAATTTGATAATCTTAACTACTTTTTTATATTAGTAACTAAATCATGACAATTTTATCACAAATTGAGAATCAAATAACAGAAACTCGCAATAAATTGGCTGAGCTTGAAAATAAGAAAAGAAATATAAAAATTTTAGAGACTCTTGAATTAGATGAAAGTCATATGCAACGAACATCGAATATCAATGTTGATATAGAAGTTGATGAACATTCTAGTGAATCAGATGAATTTGGATATAGTAACGATTATAGGATTACATTAACTTATGAATACACAAATTTAATATTTGAAACAGCTACAGATGTAATAGTGACACCTGTAACTGTGGAATTAAAAGTTATATCTAATGAGGAGCAAACATATGAGTGTAGATATGAGCCTCGTAAAGAGTGTCAAGTAGCTATTATAGCTAAAGAGAAAAAAGGAAAAAGGATATTTAATAGTCAAGTAGAAGATGTAGAAGATATAGATACTCTTGAATATAATAAAACTAGTGGAGAATATCTACATATAGTAGATTATATACTAACACAAGTAGACTGTAATGATGATTGGGCTGATTTTATCAAAAAACTAAGTTAAAATAAAA